ATTTAACCTTACCGCCTTTTTTCATACCCATTTCTTGCTCAAAAGAAGATTCGCCTTCTAAGGCTCTAGATGGTCTTCTTGCCATTTCTACAGCACCTCTAGTCAAACGACCCTGAGGTGTCATATCTGCTAATCGACCAGCCATTCTTACGGCAGTATCTTTTACTTTTTCAAGCGCCTGATTGCGACTTCTTTCTGATGGATTACGCATTTGTTGATCAACAACCTTACGATAATCTTCTGATCCAGGTTCAAGACCAAGTCTTTGCGCTTTATCGTGTGCCTCTGAAAAACCCGAAGTTTTTTTATTGCTTGAATCTCGCATTGAACTAAGACCAGCTCCAAACCCAGACGATGATAAACCGCCTTCTTCAAACTTACGCATTTTTTTCACTTTGCCACCTTTTTTGTAACCAGCATATTCGTATGCCTCGCCTTCTCTGGCAACAGAAGGTACAGTTTCCCGTAAGGCTTTGCCAGCACGAATTTGATCACGTGCATCTTTAGCCATCGTTGTCGAAATTTTGGAAAGAAGGTCTTTTTCTCCCTCAATACCCTCAACCATCATCTTGCGGGATTTATTGAGCTTTTCAGTTTCTTTTTCAGTAGGTTTACGGTAATTAGGCATCACACAATCCTTCCACGGGTTTTACCCTTAATAGCACAACCATCGGCACGTTTAGATGCGGATGATACCTTTCCACCACTAGCCATCTTTTTAACAGACCCGCCTTTTTTCATACCCAATTTAAGATTCTCACGACCCAATTTAGGGGTCATCGCTTCAAACTCGGCAGGGGTGTATGTCTTCATGCCTGGCTTCATTAAACGGGTCAGACCCTTCTTTAAGAGACCTTTAACCATACCAACGCCCGGAAGGTAGTCCTCTGGGCTAACATTAATTAAAGCCTGTTTTTTCTCTAACTCGGCTCTGCGATCTTTTTCTTCCTGAGGGATAGTCTGTGGAGCTGACGGTTTTACGGCTGGTTTAGGAGCAGACACACGAGTTACAGTCTTTTTAACTTCTGCAAACTGTGGCAATTCATTTTGTTCGCCATAACCAGATTTACCAGCTGGGGAATCATCGCCCACTTCAGTCGTGGTAGTCGTGACTTTATCAGGAACAGCTCTACGCATACGAGCCAGAATGTATGGATCGGTGCGATCAGCACCACCCAACCACTCTTCTTGCTCTTTACTAAAGCCGCCTTCTTGGAATTTGCGGACTTTCTTTTTCATATTAGCACTTTCCGCCATAAGCCATTTTGACCATTTTGCCTTTGGTTTTGCCTTTAGTGGCAACGCCATTTGCCTTAGATAATTGGGCTACCTTGCCACCGCTGGCCATCTTGTGCATACGCTTTTCGTGGGACTTTACTTCTTTCTTGGCAATCGTTTTGCACTCCGACATACCGCCTTTAGCGTAACCGCCTTTTTTCATGCCTTTGGCTTCAGCCATTTCATGCTTAATCATGGACTTTGGAGCGCCCTTTTTCTTCATGAACTCGACTTCTTTTTTAACCATAGCCTTTGCTTCGCCACCTTTTTTCATGTAACCCATTTTGTTCCTCACTTCAGTTGGTAATTTAGCTAAACCTGGATTGCTATCAGAATCAACTTCTTTTAAGCCACCAGCCTTGAATTTACGTCCTTTGTCTGCTTTCATAAACTCTTCTCCAATAGATGATTTAACTCCAACTTTTTTAGCAAACTTAGGGTTATTAGCCACAGCCGCCATGAAATTGTGTTGTTTTTTACTTACGGAAGGCATTTTTAATTCCGTTTACCAAGTTCGTCAATCTTAGCCTCAAGGCGATTAATGCCTGCGTCAAAGCGTTCCATAATTTTTTCCATATCTCTATGGACTTCTGCACGAGTGATGTGGTCACGAGCGACCTCCTCTCTAGTTCTATTCAACAAGATACCAAGCCGATTAATCTCGGCAAACTTTTCTTTAAGAACAAATCCCATAATTGCCACGAGTACAGTTAGGACTATGTTCCATATCATCATCTCCATCAAACAATCCGCCCTTTAGTTTTACCTTTGATACAACAACCATCGGCGCGTTTAGAAGCAGAGGATACTTTGCCTCCACGTTTATAACTATTTTCGCTTGATTCTTCTTTAGGTGGGGGTGCTTCTTCTTTTACTTCAGGCGATGGTTTATTAGCAGCGTACTGAATAGCGGTAGGGATTGAAACAGCAGCGATGCCTTTTTCCATATCTCTAATAACGGCTTCTGGTCCACTATTTTTTTGAGCCTTCTCAAGATCCTTAAAACCCTTAGATTGTGTATAGCGTGGGATTTCGTCTGCTTCTTTTGAAGCCTGTTTGCCCATTTTTTTAGCAGCCATTTTTGCTGCCATACGTGCGGCTATTCCTAACATTACACTATCCTTCCTTTAGTCTTTCCACGTATCTCACACCCTCCACCACGAACAGAACCGCCTTCTTTACAGTTCCAAGCCCGTAAGGACTTATTAATCCGTGAGTTTGGATCGTTGGCTGTTTTGGCGCTGGTAAGTTTTTTCTTCATGCCCTTCATGCGGGCGCAGAAGGAATCTCGTCTTGAGCCACCTTCTGGCTGTGGACGCTTGAGTCCAGGCTTCCCAGGATTGGCTGCATTATAGGAAGCACGACCTTTTGCGTTTAGACCGCCACTAGGATTCTTTCCTTCTTTGCGTTGCCATGCGGGAGTCTTAGCCATTATGCAGCTCCTTTATTAGCGTCTACTGGACGTAATAATGGGTACAGATATTCTTCTCCAAAAGATCCTTCAAACTCGGTAATACCCATGTGATTGAGCTTAATCGTGGGGTCAATCCATACTTCGTAGCCATGCTCTCTAGCACGGTCGCAGAATGTATAGTCTTCCCCTACATAGCCTTCTGGGGTGGATTTGAAGTCAAAGAACGAATAACAGAATTTGTCTGGATGTCCGTCTACAACTCGGTCATCGTGGTATTTCCACTCAGGATGATTATCTCTGAGAGTTTCAAATACTTCTCTACGGATCAACATAAATGCGGTTGCTAGGCGTTTAGCCTTAACTAGACCGTAGGCGTTCATATAGATACCGCCTTCTTCATCTTGATCTAAGGTAGAGATATAGACCTGACCTTTCTTACGGGCAACAGGCACACCACCTACAATCCCTTTCTTGGGGTCCATATTCCAAGCCATCAAGCGGAAAATGTCTTGCGGATTAAAGTTAATATCCGAGTCAATAAACATTAGATCCGTGCATTCTGAGGCCAAGAAGTCTTTAGCAATTAGATTGCGCACACGGGAAACAACCGAGCATCCAGAAATATTGCAGATCTGAATCTCGACTCCGTGCTTAGGAGCTTCTACGCAAAACTGAGCCAGTGAAATAGCTAATTTGATAGAGACTTTAAAGTCATAAGCAGGAAGACCAAGCATGATCCTCCTGCCAGCTAGATTAAACGAACCCTGTGCTTGTAGTGGTTCTGACATTTTTTATCCAAAGAATACGGTTGCGGTTACGTTGGCTGGTAATGCTACATAAATACCATCCGTTGCAAGAATGCCCTGACCTGGAACGTTTATAGAAAACGCTGTTGGGTTATAAGCATCCGCTTCCATCAAAATCTTTTTGTACATTGTCACATTACCGCTGGTCGTTAAAGATGCTGTAGTTACGGTAAAAGTATTATCTCCAGTAACAGTTACAGCATAAATATTGTCAGTAGCAGTGCCAGTCGTAAAGTCTAAATAAACACGGTCGCCAGTAGCCAAACCATGATTGGTAATGGTTACGGTACAAGTGGTTGACCCTGGAATGTTATACGTTCCAGTTAAAGTAGAGTTGTTTGCAAATATCACATTCCGTGTGGCTGCGGTCGTATTAGCTGAAATTACAGCACCCTTTAGACGAGTTCTGTAGCTAACAGCCACCCCAGTGGTGGTCATATGCTCTGAGCTTACATCCGATTGCATCGTCATAATTAATCTCCAAAAGTTAAGATGGACTAGGGAAAACCCTAGCCCATGAGATTAGTTATTAAATGTTGTTTGGAACTGACCGCCATCAGAATTGCGAACAACATAATCGCAAGTCACAGTAGCTGCACCACCAGAAGCAACACCAGCACAAGCATAAGTAGCAGTGATGATTACATCAGAAGTACCTACGTTTACAAAAGTGCCAATATTTGCGCCAGTAATGGTGAAGGTTGCACGTCCTACTGACAATGGTGTAGTAGTAGCGCCACCAACAGTACCCAAAATGGTAGATCCAGCACGGATAGTGATGGTGTTTCCAGTAGTACCAGCATAAGCAGTCGTAATATCTACGGTTACATTAAGAATTTGTGATCCAGCTGGTATAACAAATAGATTTTTAGCAGTCGTGTCTGCAACTCCAGTAGTGCCAGATTGGGCAACAACGGTGCAGCCAGTATTGCGGATAGTACCAACAGTAGTGCCAGTGGTGTTTTTAACAGTCCCTAATAACCAAGGACCTAGGTGTGTAGCGAAACCCATGAGGTTCTCCTTATATGCACATAAACCATATCATCGGTGCATCGTCCCCTAGGCGGGCTGATATGGACAAATTAGTCCTAGACTTAAAAAGAATCTTACTACAAATAAAACAAAAAGGGGAGTTTTTGGCTCCCCTTTTTTAGACACATTAAGCGCCTTGTGAACCCCACATACCGAGGGGATCAGACCAGCCAAACGAATAACGCTCACGAGCCTTGTAACGTACGTTACCAGTATCGAAATCGCCATCCATCGATTGTGCCAATGGGGTACGAATAAAGTGCTTCATACCGTTTGGAACATCGGTGGTGAGGAAGTAAGCATTAGGATCGGTCAAGAAGTGGTTAATTGCATAACCTTCTGGAATCGAACCATTGTTTACCAAAGCGTTGATATCGTTGTCGGTCGTACCAACACGAAGTTGTGTCTCGAGCAAACGAGTAGCCACGAACTGGAGTGATGGAGGAACGATCAATTTCTTAGGACGGGCAGCGATCAACAGACCACGCTCGTCTGTCCAAGCAGCGATTTGAATAACGGCGGCTTCCAAGGAAGTCTCGTTCAAATCAGCAGCGGTAGACTGAGTGTTGCTGTTAGTGCCACCAGAAACCAAGGGATGGTTAGTCGCAAACAAAGGTACACCGTCACCACCGTAATAAGCGGCAGAGTTGGTGAAACCGTTGTTCAACACAGCAGCAGCTTTAACCTGTTTGGTGTAAGCCATAGCACGAGCCAAAGCCTTGGTATAACGAGCGGATAAGCTGTCATACAAGTTGTCCTCGATTGCCTCTTCCGTTAGGGAGAAGCCGAGAGCGATGGTCTCATGGTTATAACGTGCTGTGAATGCTTCTTGTGCATTGTCATAAGCGATGGCAGAGCCTTCGTTTTTGACTGGTGCAGCTGAGAAGCCAGACAGTTTGGTTTCTTCTTCGAAGGAACGCTCAGAGGTCTCAGTTTCATAGATCTCTTTGTGTTCTTCACCATAGCGAGCATACTCAAGACCGAACAAAGCGTTCAAGCCTGGGAGCAGCTCTTTCAGTAGTTGTGCGCGTGAAATAGCCATTTATATGCTCCTTATGCTGCGGTTGCTACAGGGGTTGCACTGTAATAGGTATGTACGCCAAAGTTAAACTTGACGATTACCTCAGTGAAAGATCCAGACGCATTAACAGTCTCTGGCACACCCGCAATAATACGGAATGGAAGAGTAGTTGTTGAATCGCTGGTGCTGTTACGTACACCTTCGTTTGAATCGCCAGAAGTGGTCGAGCCAGCGGTGGTGTAAATAGCAACGTTGTTGCCTACATCAGTCTGGGTCAAGCCACCAATAGCGGTGCTAGACGAAAGAACTGCCACTTTAAAGAGAGTGTCAGGATCGTCACAAACATAAGCAACGATATCCGAGGCAACAGTGCCAGCAGGATAGTATTGCTGTTGAAGGAACTGTTTGGTAGTTGGGTTTGTGAAAGCACAGCCCAAGAAAATACCAACAGCATCGGTCGCAGAATCAGTGGTAGAAACACGGCTCAAAGTACCACCAGTATTCAGGCGCACGACATCACCATAAAAAATGGAAGTGCCAGAACCTGAAGCGATGGGAATTTGACGAGTTGCACCAGCAAATACCTGACCACCGATCAAGTTGATCGGTCTGAACCCATAAGGTCCGTCTACGGTAGGATAAGCCATTTAGAACTCCTAATTAAGTTTAGTTACCTTTTCCAAAGCTAGTCGAAGATTTCCGCTCTTTAAAGAGTGGCATCCTTGCGTCACTTTGGCGCATAAAGTTATTGTCCACAGCTTCCGTCTGAGACTCACTTTGCTTCACATAATGTGCATTACGCTGGTCAACGAGTTCTTCTGGAGTCTTGCAAAGCAATAACCCACCGATCTCAATATTGTCCTTAAAGCGACTATTTGGATCGATTAGCAGTTGCATTTCTGGTTGTTCCTCAACTCGGACTGGCTCCCAACCTTCTCTCATTTTTGCTGAGAGATTGCGAGGATCCATAGTACCCAAGGTTGAAGTACGAATCCAACGATACGCATACCCAGGCTGTTTTACTGGCTCAGGTAGCAATTCTGCTGGCGCCCACTGCATAGGACGCTCGCTTGTTGCGCGTGTATCGGCATCACGGTTAATTCTCTTTTCAGCCATGTTAGGCCTCCATTTTTAAAAGTTCAAGGGCGTACTGCTCTGGTGTCAAACCTAACTTCTTCGCTATCGCAAGCTGGGAAGTGTTTAGCTTTACCTTTTTCGAAGAGGTGCTACGGTTTGCCGGGGCAACTACGGTACTCGGTTTCGTCCGAACCTTGGCTTTTTCTTCGATGGTCTCCTCAAAATTCTCAGGAAACCTCTTACGCATAGTTTCGTCTATACGTTTGTAATACTCGTCAGTCGTGGCATACGCCATGCCATTTTCCTTAACAAGCTTTTCGTGTAGCCCTAGAGCTAGACTTGTCATTTCATCGTCCTGACCAAACCAAGGATTTCGTTCCTGCCAAGCTGCGGCTTTTTGGTCTCGAACAACGGGTTGTTCCGACTGCTGAGGTATTTTTACTTCATTTTCTTGCTCTTGTAAAGCTTTTCTACGGTTTAGGTTTTCCGTAGCGTCAAATGCACGATCCAATTTGATCTTGGCGGCGGTCATTTTCTCTTGAGCTTCGACTAATTTTTCAGCATCGCCAGACTCATAAGCATCCCGATACTCTTTTTTAGCCATAGCCAATTCCTGCTCGGCGCTGTTTTTGAACGAATCAACAGCAACGGCTTCGGTGGAAGTGACCTTTCCTTTAAGAGCCTTATTCTCTTCGTATAACTTTTTGGTTATAGCCAGAGCTTCTTGGCGCTCACGATCGGCAGCGTCTGCACGTCTGCGTTCATCGTGATAAATCTTCCGAAAGGCATCGATTTTGTCTCGAACCTCTTTGGAATACTGGGCTAATTCATCCTTTTCGAGCTTTTCTACAAACTCAGGCTCGGAAGGAGTTCTGTTTCTATCTTGAGGTGGGGTGTCGTCCTCCACTTCAATTTCGATGTCATCCGATTTGTCAGTGGTTTCGTCCACTTTCTCTTCGACTTCATCTGGAAATTTATAGTTTTCCATAATCTCTCCTATTTACGTTTAATACCACGGGGATCGTCTACTACGCCTTCGACAGAATCATCATTGATGATCCTAAATTCTCGACCATGTATGACTAAACGGGTTCCAGCGTTGGGTCTAACCAAGATAAAGTCACCTTTTTTACACCACGGACCGCTGGGAAAACGGGTTGAATCCTTATAACAATCAGGGCCTAAATCGATAACGAATAGGACTGTAGTTAGTAATTCATCGTATCGGACAGTTTCGTCTGCCTTTACAATTCCGCTTTCATATTCCCTTTCAACATCAGGAATCGCACATAAAATGCGGTATCCAGATGGCTTGGGGAGCTGTTTTGCCTTGTCCTCGCTGGATTCTGGCAACACAGTTACTTCACTTACATCATCGGGGTTCGTCCCGATTAGTAATTCACTCATCAGATTTCTCCAATCTATCTTTGAGGTCTAATATGTAACCCTTTGCAATGAGCAGACCTCGGATCTCACCGCAAACCCTTTGGTACTGGATGTGGTCCATATTCCCCACCACCACAGCACTCTTTAATTGTTCAGCCTTATCGTCTAATTGTTTTACTAGGATTTCAAATTCGGTCATTGTTTACCTTTCCTGCCAATTAATTGAGCAATAATTTGGGCTTTTTGGGTATCGATCTGGTCTTTTTTGGCGGCCATTTCAATGCCCATTTTGGTTCCCTCGATCTGCTCTTTCCGATCCATTTCGTCTTTTTCCTTAGCGATCTTGGCGCCTAGCTTAGTGCCTTCGAGTTCGCCTTGGATTTCAACCCGCTCACGGTCAATATCGAGCTGCTCCTGTCGGAGCGCGATATCGGCTTGATCCTTCTGAATCTTGCGTTGAACTTCCTGTTGCTTAATCTGGAGTTCTTGCATCTGCATCTGGATGATTGGGTCTTGCATTTGCTGTTGGGCTTGAGCTTGAGCCGCCTGAGCCTGATTCTGCTGAAGGAGCTGAGTCGAAGCCTGAGCCACGAGGCGTGAAATCTGAACTTCATAATCCTCTGGGATAGCGTCTTCCTCATCCTTGAGATAGGGTAGAGGTGCGCCAAGTTGTTGCTCAATCTGTTGGCGATACTTAAATCCAAAGTGTTCAGCAATATGGGCTTGGAGAGCCGCGGTGATTTGGTTTGCCATCGGGTTTTGACCAATAATCGCTGCCGTAGTTGGATCCTGTAGGAAGTTCGTATGGGCGGTAATGTGAGCGTCTTGATCTTGGTAGATAAAGGCTTTTAACGGCTTGCCCATTAATGCATCCATGTTCTCCGCAATCGGATCACGCGGCTTTTGGTCATCTTGAAGCGGGATGAGTTTTTGCGGGTTTCTGATCCCCAAGACATCGAGCATCTGCCGATGTAATTGCGGGAGGTTGTAAATCTGTGGCGCCCCCTGAGCCAGTTGGAGAACTGCTTGGTACTGTACGATCTTTTGCGCCATCGTTGCCGCATTAGGATCACTAACAGGTATGACGGTAACCAAGTCGTAGTCCGACTGTTTCGCACGAGGGCTACCCTCTTCAGGTTCATAGTCATACTCCTCTGGGGTGTAGTCACGGATGATGTCTTTTAAGAGTTTTAGCTCCTGCTTCATGGAGTAATGAATACGGGACTGAACCGCAGACATGACTTTTAGAGTTCTCTCTAGGATCGCCAAAGTCGTGCCCACGGGAGCGTTAGCCGACATATCCGCAATCTTCATATCTCCAGCGGAGGCGAATCTGCGACCTTCTTCGACAATCGTACCGAGTAAGGAATAAAGAACCTGACTGGGTTCCTTGTAGGGAAGCGTCATTAAGTTGTCCTTAATGGCTCCCGAAGGAACGTCTACGTCTCTAAACTCACCAGGGGCGATTGGGGTATCGTCTCCCTTAACTCGCAGACCTCTGGTTTTGAAACCGCCTGGCAGATTCGATAATGTACCAGCATCGACAAGTTGTCGGATAAGAGAAGTGCCAGACTTAGCAAAAGCACCCACGAGGTGAATAAGGCCAAAGCAGTAAAAGCCAAAGCCTGGAACATAGCCATAATGGACGAAATGATTCCGTTTTTGTTTGGTTTCATCTTCGGGTCTCCAATTTCTACGGATAGACAGAATAGTCTGCGTACCCTTTTCAATCGTCACAACATAAGGGAGGGCAATCCCTGTTTCTTTGCCGTCTTCCTTATCTTCGTAGCCTGGAAGGTCTAGGTCTACGTGCATCTCTAACAGTTTATAGCGGTCATCCGTGGTCGCCCGAAAACCCATCTTTTCAGCGATTTTCTTTTCGACTTCGTCTAATGCTCCGCTTGGAGTCTCTAAGTCTACATCACGGTAAAAGCCTGCATATTGGAGTCGCTTAACTTCGTTTTCGGTCTTTCTCATCACATGAGTGACTCTGGGCGCGGACTCTAAACTGGAAGCTCCGTAAGGAACTACGATGTCTTCGGCAGGAATAAACATAGACGCTTGGCGGTTTAAGCCTGGATCGAAGTAGACTTTCTTAAAGGCGTTACCCGCTAGACCTAGACCCCAGATCATGCGCTCGTGTTCTGGGCGGAACTCGGTCATTACATCAGTTAACTGATAATTCATGTCATCTTGAACTCGCTGGGCAGCGTCTTTTTTCTCTGGGGTTTCCTTACCAATAATCACGGTCTTCACAGGACCTGCGGCAGGGAAAGTCTCCATAATGGTCTCGGATTGGAACTTCACGAGAGCTTCGGAGAGGAGGGGGTGATAGACTCCACAGGCTCCTTCCCATGGCTCAGTTCTCTCTTCGATCTTCATTCCTAGAAGCTCTAGTCCGTCTACATAGGTCTGGATCCAGTCTTTACGGGCAGAGATGTCATCTTCAAAATCGCCCAATAAATCCCCTGCGAGTTCGGTCAGCTCCCCTTCGGACATATATTCCGCAAGGTTGGCATCGAAATCATCGGCTGTTTCGGGCGCGGGTTCAATCTCGATTTCCATCCCGCCCATCTCAATGGAGACGGATTTAGGATCCTCGATTTCAATTTCAATCGGCTCAATGGCATCGAGTCCTACGGGGGCTTGGTATAGACTTTTCTCAATCATAGTAGTTCCTAGTAGTAAGCGGCTTTGCGTCTAAATTGGAGCGGTTCATCTGGTTCATCACTTGGTAAACTAACAAACCCGCCCTTTCTGTATCTAATTAAAGCTTGGGTGGAGGAGTCCACCAAGTCATCGTGTTCTGAATTGGGAAAGGCGGCCATCTCTTCCATGACTTCTTCCGCCCATCTTCTCTCAGGCGCCCAGACCTTCCCTGACGAGAATAAGTCTGTCACCGAATTCATACGGGCTATCTTATCATTACCCCTTGTGGGAGTAAACTCTGAGACAGGGATTCCCATGCGTCTTAATTCGTAGATCAAAGGACTTCCCGCGGCTTTGGCTTCAACCACGAAAGCATCAGGTTCCCACTCTTTATACATTTCTAATGCCTTGGCCTTTAATTCTGGGAATTCCATCCTATCTTTAAAAGCATCCAGAAGAATAATGTGGGGGTCATCTGGGTTTTCGTTCAAATAAAAGACTCCCCAAGTCGTACACGCAGAGTAGTCTGACCGTTCATTCTTCGTAAAGGCGGTATCCCAAGACTGAATGATAAATTCACAGGGGGGTGGGTTCTCTTTCTCCCAAATCCTCCACCATTCCCGTTTGACCATCGCCCCTTCTTCCGAAGTGGGGGACTGCATATACTGGGCATTCCACTTAGAGACAGGAAGTTCGGTCTTGAGAGCCAGTAATTCCTTAATCGGCCAGAATTCGGGCCAGAGGGAATTTCCCGAAGGCAAAATCGCAGGAAATTCGATGATTTCCCACTCATCTCCGTCTCGCTCGAAGGAGCTTTTTAAGATTTTCCCCACTAAGTCTCGCTTAGACCACCGAGTCATAATGACTACGATCGCACCGCCAGGCTGGAGACGCTGACGAGGACCCGAAGAGTACCATTCAAAGACTTTATCGTAGACTTCGGGGTTCGTAGCCGCGATTGCCGCCTCTTGTTCGGAGTGGGGGTCATCAATAATCAGGAGATCCGCACCTTTACCTGTCACCGTACCCCCTACACCGATAGCGAAATACTCGCCATTGGCATTAGTCGACCACCGCCCCGCGGCTTTGGAGTCCGATCTTAGGGTGACATCGGGAAAGATCCGTGAATACTGTTCCGACCCCACCAGATTTCGCACTTTTCGACCAAAACCGACTGCTAATTCCGCAGTATTTGAGGTCTGGATGATCTTTTTATCAGGGAATTTCCCCAAAAACCAAGCGGGTAGGAGGTAAGAAGCGAACTCGGACTTCGTATGTCTAGGTGGCATATTGATAATCAGTCTCTTACACTCCCCAGAGGCGATTTCTTCGAACTTTTTCGCCATAATCTTGTGGTGTCTACCGTCAATAAACCCGGGCCACATCTCATGGGCGAACTTAATGAAGTCATTTTGGGCTACTTCCCGTGTCAGAGAGGTCAAATACTCCTGCGCCACCTCCAAGAAAGCGTCTTGATCTACGGGGTCTAGCGACTCAATGATTTTTTCGAGATCCATATTTCCCAATATATTCTTTAATTAACATCCCAAGGGCGATTACGATAGCAAAGGTCATTCGATATCTCTCACCCTGAGGTAAGAAGGACGGATACTTCTGGCTTTTCGGGGGATCATCTTGCAATGCCCTAACTCACAGAGGACTTTATAAATTCGGTGGATATTCGCTTTACTCTGGTCACCCGTGTGTTTCATCACATCATCCATCGAGGGCGCGAAACCGTACATCTTCCACCATTCGTCAATGATCTTATACACAATCGCCTGTTTCTCTGTCATAGTCCAGGCTCCCAGCCTTTATCTTTTGTTCTGGCGATGAGTTTTTCCGAAATAATCTCAGCACTCGCCCGCATCCCCGCTTCAATCTTCTCGGTCAGTTTTCGTTCCATCAACAGGGCAGTAAGGCACTCCACCACCTTCGTAATGTCTCGATCAATATCTTCTACTGTTCTCATCGTATATAGGAAGGCTTTTCGGTCTTCTCCAAGTCGGCTAACTTTTTCTCAAGAGGTTCTTTCATTTCCCGCTTGATCTTCTTCATGAGCTTCTCCCAGTTGCGCCTATTCTCTTCAGACTTCTCCGTATGTTTCATTTAAATCCCCAGAAAAACTTCTTCGCCCGCTTTGACCAACGGATACGGAACAGGATTCTTCCAGCCTTCAATACAAACCCAAGACTATTCGGATCCGAAGGAGGATATACATTAATCCCATTAAGGGGGTCATACCCTTCAATCTTCCACCAAAAGAGATTCCACCCGTAGTACCACTTATACCCAAAGAAGACTTCTCTCTTATTAAACATATACCCCCCTACCCCTTTTCTACAGAATCCATAAGGGGGGGTGTTTCCAAATGCGACATCGTGTCGTTTTTGCCATTTTTTGTACCCCCACCCCCTTCTTTTTCTATCCTCAAACGGTTGGAGGATAGCGAAGTCTTTGATTTTGTTGACTTTTCACTCTTTTTAGGGGGGGTCTGTTGAGAATCATTCTCATCTAGGGATTGTTTGAGTGGAATACTATGCAGTATATGACGCTCATCCGAACGCTCGTTTGGGGGGTCACCAGGGAGTGGGTCTGCGGCCAGGGCCTCGTCCTCGAAATCTTTTTCATGTTGCATTGCATCAATACTATTAGAGCTGATCTCTTCCAATAAACTCATCGCATCGCTATCAACGGTTCGCTTCTGATCTTTAATAGCCTGTTGCAACTTAGCTAGTAGATCCGCTTTAGCCGTGGTGCTATCCCTGATCGTCCTAACTTCTTTACGCTCAACGAATACGCCCAGCTCTGCGACATTTCCCAACGCCTTGAGAGCTGATATCCGCTCCGAGGGTTTACTTGTAGGGCTGAGAGCTTCCTTTGTGAGCTGAGAGATCACAATGCTCTTCAACTGTCGGGCAGAATATGCCTTCTCAAACTCAATAGCCCTCTTTTGGGCTTCTATCTCTAGGCTGATGCTAGGCTTTTTATTCATGTGATTGACCTCAACGCTGATTGTTTTCGGGTTTCCCTTGCTGTTATACGCTTCTCTATATGCCTGATTGAATGGCTTTCCCTCGGCAACTTTACGACAATAGTTTTTTTGTTTCGTAGTTAATGCTCTACTCGGAATGTGTAGTATCTCTTCGATTGGAGTATTGGCTATCTGCTCTCTGATCTGCTTCCTAGTTAATCTCGGCATTTTCATTCTGATATATCCATGTGAACAAAACACGAACCGAGTATAGGGCAACGCCCAAAAACCGCAACTCCAGCCCGACCAGCTCCAAAACGCTCAATGCAGCTTGACCACCTGGCCCGAAAACGGCCACGATCCCGGCAACTTCCGGCCCGAGTGCCTGGCACGATTCCTAAAAAAATAGACGAAAAAAAACCCAGCCGTAGCTGGGTCAAAACCCGATAGGGAACGGGTTTTTAAGTTAGTGCTGGGAATGATTCTCTAGCTAGTTTAAAGTCAGTCATAACACGCTGAAAGTGATCCAGCGACAACTGCCCTGAGATCGCATAATCCACCAAATCTAGGAAACACTCGATCCCGAACTCAGCAACGAAATTTAATCCCTGATCAACTGAGACGGTATGCTTCCCGATGATGTATTCCAAATCATCGAGATTGACTTCCACCTCGCTCTGATAATTGTAGTAATCCCCAACGGGATCGCTCCAGCTTGAGTAATAGCTGGGAGCGTAGCTGGGAGCATAGGCATACTTTGGAGCTGGGGTTTCGGCAACTTGTTTCTTAGCCTTTTTAAGGTTTACAGGATGGTTTTTAGCCGACTTACTAGCACTCCAAGCGTAAGTATTCGACAACCACAAGCCACCCCAATAAACCCCAGCCGATTGATTGATGACCACTTGACGCCCTTCATTATCCATCAGGACGAACTTATTACTAACCCCGATATGATCCTCAATTAACGCCTTAAAAGCTGGATGAAACGCAAAATCGGGATTACCTGAGAGCATGGGTTTTAGGTAGTTTTGGATATAGTGCCAAGTATCGGATTTCGTGGTATCCGCTTTATTTCCCGTGGATAAAACGCCATTATGCATAAGCCACAAATCGATCCCATGCTCGGCTTTATTCAAGACTTCGTAAGGATGGCAATTCAGAAGATCGATATCCCCGTGAGTCCGCATCCGCAGATGAAACGCACAATCCCGACCTTGAATATTCTCACGGTAAAAATTGATAAATTCCTGAGCAGTATTCGGGATAATTTTCTTAATCACCAGCTCCCCATGGTGAGCGAACATAACCCCGACACCATCACCATTAAACGAGTAGAAATCCGAGAGCCATGCATCCGAGAGGATCGGAGAGGTTTTATTTTGAGTAACGAGTAAACACATAATTAAGCAACCTTTTTAAATAAATGAACATTGGATTGGGGAAGAGTAAAGCCTTTATGTTTTAAGAATGAGCGTAAAAACTTCGTATCTTTTCGGTTTTGATCCGCACAGATGAACTTTAGAAAATGCTCGATAGTCAGGTTTTTTGTGGACGCATCCCGACAAAAAAACCATGTTGCGTAAGTGAACTCCAAACACGCCATGATCGTCCCATACTTGAGCGAACCCTTAAACAATCTAAACTCGACCGTTTTAGGATTCTTAAAATTCAAGGCTTCGTATCGATCCGCATTCAAGCTCATAAGCTGGTATTTTTTCTGCTCGTGATCCAACGCAGTCGAGAGCCAATCCTTTTCATCTTTTTTATTCTTAATCGCTCCATAGGTGCTATCTCTACGAGCTATTGAGCGGATTAGTTTTTGATTGGCTTGATCATTGATGAAGAGGATCATTTTCGCACCGTGGAGCGTGGTCATATCAGCTTTACAGATGTGAACATGAAGCCCACAAGTCGAGGTATCGTGAGACTTCGCACCCCTTAGGGTTTTATCTTCAAAAAAGCGTAATTGCTTTTGATGAACATCCAAACCCGTGTAAGCCGTAACCATTTCAAAACCGTGATCCAGCGATCCATCATGCTCACATAGAGCGTATTGATAATCGCCATATTTCCCGACACCGTTTAGCAACTGCTCGGCACGATTTTCAATATCCCCATCGATCTCCAGCTCCAGCTCCAGCCCTAATAAAACTCTAGGCTTTCGATCATCATAAAGCGAGGGTATATGACCTAATTGCCCTCTGGACGAGTGATAGTCTCCGATAATCCGATTACAGCTCAAATCCTCTTCACGGACATAAGTGTCCCGCTCATCGTCATATACATAATCGTCCGCACAATTACTACAAACCGAGTAATCGTCATAGCAAGTAGTGCGATTATCGTCATGTTCGATGCACTCGCAATCGTAGCAACGGAAAACATCAGTATGAAAATGATCACTAATAAAATCGATCCAATCAAAGCGAACCCTTACCGAATCATTAGCTAATTCAATAATGGCATCGATATCATCATTACGGATCGCTTCACCTACTGAAGCTCCAAAGTTTTGAAAATTCCTTTTAATGCCCTTGTAATTGCTTAAATTGAAATACTGATACCGATCAAACCGACTGCCCAGCAGATTGTGCTGGATGTGATTTTTGACTGAGCGGACACGATTGTCAGCCCGATGACTACGCCACATTTCGACTAGATTCATGCTTAAAACTCCCTATAAAAAATTGAATTAAACATATATTGCAACGGGCAAAATTGCCCTATTGCATTAGACCATAAAACCCCCTTGACAAATCAATAACCTTATACCATTGAGGGTTATTACTTCAATCAGGAATAGGGTTTATAAACGATCTTTTACAGGAGAAAAAAATACCATACTAATTTACTCAACAATTTACTTTTATCAATGCAATATGGCACAATCAGAAATGTATTGCGATTGGGTCAGGCTTTAAGGCCCAAGTAGTGGGTAGGGCTTGTAGGAGGGTCGGGCTTGTAGTTGGGTCAGGCTTAGGAGGGTCAGGCTTGTGAAGAGTCAGGCTTATTTTTAATTTGGAGGTGGTTTATGTATTTTGATCGATATGACATAGCAGAAGCGTATTACTTGGCACTATCCCATTGTCATAGTGGGCAATGGTCAAAAGAATACGCTCGGCTTTGCAAGTTAAGTAGGAAGTTCAAGCCCAGCCCATTATTGGAAGTGGAAACACTTTCCGAAAATGGTAGGGCAATTTATGAAAATGTTTGCAATAAATTATTAAGGATCTCGAAATGAAAAACACAAACGATATTTGGTGCGATATTGCCAAAAAAATGCTCCTGAATCGAAAGATTGTAGGAGTCCGCTATCTATTGGATGAAGAGATGGAAATGCTCGGCTGGGATGAGCGTTGCGTAGTCTTAATCCTTGACGATGGCAATATGATTTTCCCCAGCTCAGACGATGAAGGTAACCGTGCTGGGGCGTTGTTTACCAATAATTCCGATCAACCTGTATTACCTGTTATTTGAGGGCATCATGAACTTATCAGAAAACTTATCGCAGTTTTACGGCACAGAAAACTATTACAAAACCTTTCTGTTTAATCCAAACCTAAAGCACACGGACGGGGTGCAATACTTCGCTGATACGGCTGGAGCATTTTGGTTTTTGGATATCATCGCTACCGAGATTTATCCCCTATCAGCCAAGCACGATTTCATCGCTATTGATTTGGATGTGAATAACGGTAAAGCCAAGATTACGGCTAATGATGGCAACGATCACCGTATCTTCCAAAAGAATATTTCCTACACCGACTGCCCAAATGGTGCTTACCGTTTTTGGTTAACGGGTAGTGTGCTTATGCTTCCTTCGGAGTATTGATATGAAAATGCTTATTGATCCATTAGTAAAGGCTTTTAGCCTGTTAGAACCCCATCAGGATCGGCTTGATGTCAGGGATGCCATGAGTTACATCGATGAAGCTTTACGCATTCTAGAGGGCGAAAAGAAGCCCAAATCACCCCGACAGTTTGAATGCTTTTGGGGTGCGAATTATCGAGCCGATGGCGAGAAATCCATTCTTGAATATCACACGATTGAATTCTTTACCGAAGATCGTGGCTACGAATACGATCACATTAAATCGATCGATGCCCTTGAAGTTGGTCATCAGATTGATCTGGGCGATCCATTCTCGGTGCATTGGGTAAGGAGGATGTCATGATTACCAAAAAAGAAATTACCCCCAGCATGATCGAAACATGGATTGGTTCAGACAATCTGAGCGTAGATCATTTCTTGGATTTATTAGCTGAAATTGCTAATGGCGATTATCACATTAGCGTATTTCGTAATGATGTGTTGGCTTACATGGAAGAACAGGATTCTGATCATGCCTAAATTCAAAGTCAAGGCTTACGAAGAAGTTTATTACGAAGCTGTAATTGAAGCTGATGATCAGGACGAAGCTGAAGAAAAGTTTTGCGAGGATCTTGGTGAATGCCATCCATTTCAAACAAAACAAAATTTTGATGTATTGGAAGTTCGTGAAGTAAAGGAGAGAAAAAATGCCTAAATACAGAGTCTATGCGACAGAAGAAGTGCTTTACATGAGAGATGTTGAAGCCAAGAATCAGTCCGAAGCAAAAAAGATTTTTATGAATCAAATTGAAAACAACGACATTGTAGATGGTCGTGGTGCTGAAATTACTGAAATTGAAAGGATTAAAAATGCCTAATTGGTGCTATAACAGATTGACGATTGACACAACCAACGAGAGCGGTAAAAAGTTGGCGAAAGCTTTCACACTTAAAAATCCATTTCAACATTTAATGCCTTGCCCAGAGGAGCTTCTAAACACTCCAGCGAGTTTTGATACCACCAAGCAACAATTAGAAAATAAAGAAAAGTATGGGTATGCCGATTGGTATACATGGCGAATAGCTCATTGGGGGACTAAATGGGATGCCAGAGTCGAAGACTTTGACGATAGCGATCCCAAGCAAACCTATGTTTATTTTGAAACGGCTTGGAGTCCGCCTGTTGAGTTTATGAAATGGTTTGTAAGCCAATACCCCGATGCCTACTTTCGAAACGAGTATGACGAAGAGGGCATGATGTTCGAGGGCTTTACCGAGAACAGTAAAAAAGACGGCTTTATCGATGAATGTTTTGATACGGAGGAAAAATGAAAAATATTGAATGGGGCGATTTTGCTCCCAGCGATAAAGAGTTGCCAATGGATGTAATCCAACATTTTGCAAATGTTTGTGATTTGCCAATGTCGCAAAAGTTGGCATGGTTTGCTCGATCTGTATGGACTGAGTGCAACATGGATAAAACCTTGGAGGGGAAATGATTGACTTTGAAAACATGAGCTTTACTGATAATCACATGGCTATCCAAAACCCTACGGTCAGCGAATGCGGAAGATGGTCGGTATCCCCTGAGACTTACGGCTTTGAAATTGAAGGCACAGGAGGTGGATGCACCGCATGGGTCAAGAAGTTCGATAACGGTATCGTAGTCCTTACCAATGGTCATTTAAGCCACAATCTTGGAAAGGTTGGGGATGGCTTCGTAATGTGCTTCTACGATGGCAAGGAAGATGGCGATACCGATGTATGGGGCAATAGAATTTGTTGCACCGATCTATTCGTAGGGGTTCTGCCAACCGATCTAAAAACCCCTGATGGCTGGGTAGTAAATTACAAAACTGCCGTCCAGATCATCAACCAAGTCTATAACAAAACCGATATTTTTATCGATACGGATCAGGCTTTAGCTTTGGTGGATATATTCCACAAAGTTGACCTAGCCAACACATAAGGAGAAACACATGGGCTTAGATATGTATCTAAATGCCAAACGGTATTTATTCAAAGTTCGCCCCGAAGACAAAGCCATAGCTGAGGCGATTGGGTCATTAAATATCAACCATAACGGTATGCGAGTCAAAGAGATTTGTTGCGAAGCCATGTATTGGCGAAAAGCAAACGCTATCCATAATTGGTTTGTGCGGAATGTTCAAGAGGGTCATGATGACTGTCGGGAATATTATGTTGATCGCTCCCAGCTTGAAGATCTATTAGATATATGCAAGGAAGTGCTTTCCGACCCATCCAAGGCTGAGAAATTGTTACCTCCGATGGCTGGGTTCTTTTTTGGGTCAGCCGATGTAGATGATTGGTATTGGAACGATCTCAAAGAGACGATTGGGGGCTTGGAAAGGCTTTTAGCGGACTCTGGAGTGTCCCCAGAGTGGGAGTTCTATTACGCTTCTTCATGGTGATCTATGAAGATGTTCTACAAAGAAAAAACACGGCTTAACCAGCTCAATGACTCCATTGATTATATGGAGGGCATGATGCAAAACGCATCCGATGCCGTAAAAGCCGTGTTACAGAAAAATATTGACCAATGCAAACAACAAGCCAAAAATATCCTAAATCAGATGATTTTGGAAGGCTATACGGGAGAATGAAATGGACGAATTAAAAGCGGAAGATATCATTTGCACCTTTCTATTCGGTATTTTTATTATTGCTTTTTGCTTTGTATAAGGCTGGATAACGATTTACCAGCCCTTTCCGCACCGACCCGAAGCTCGTAGTCATTGAAATCTTCCCCCTCATTGGGCGATACCCAATAGGGGCGGGATGACTGTTTTGATACCTTGATCCCCACAGGATCGTGGTCAGCCACAATGAGCGAGTCAGAGTAAGTCTTTGCCAAAGCGGTAAGGTTGGATGCTGAAAAGCACACTACGATCTTGTAGCGTGTTTTAATCGTTTTCAAGGCCCTACGGATGGATAAAGCCGTGGCGTATCCTTCGCACAGGATTACTTGCCCCTTGTTATCAAAGATCGCAGATGCGTTCTTGGTTTTCTGTCCGCTTAAAAACTTCTTATTGCCCTCTGGATCGATCAATTGACATCCAACCAGATCCCCATCAATCCGCATAGGGATTACCAAAAGCTCTCCCCAAACCCATCCTTTTTCTTCGGGGAAACCTTTCTTCGCCAAATAAGGGTGGGGCTTCTTGACGGCATTATTCAGAATGTAGGCTGCCTTACCACTTGCCCTGGAATATTGTTTAGATAAATCGATCGTAATTTTTGGTTTACGAATTACTTGTGAAGGGTCATGCTTGCCCCGGAAACTAATTGGTTTCTCATGGATCGCCCAATTCTGCACCGCACCCGTTATCCCATCAAATATATACGAGCCATTCTTTTTATTGGGCTTGTCCACCGTCCTACAACGAGTCCATTTATCGTGAACCAAGCGATCAATGATTAAGCCGTGTTTCTCTGCAAATGCTTCAAAGTTCATTTCATTTCCTTAATTGCAAGTGTGCATTTATCACCAGACGCTTTGCGTTCAACGATTACTTCGCACAAACCTTTTATATTTTTTAGTTTGTTTGCTATGAATAAACAAAGGTTTTCAAGGGTAGGGATTCCTAAATCAGGTATTTCATTTAAAAACTGATGATCAAGGATCAAGTGCAACTCATCGGTAATGTTTTTGATGTGACCAAAATCTTTGACCATTCCATTTTCTTCAGGCTCTCCTTCTATGGAAATACTTACATGATATGTATGGCCATGAATATTCTTTGACCGCAACTGGTCGTAAACATTAACAGCTCGATCTAAAGTGTGGGCTGCATCAAAGTAAAAGGTTTGCGTTAGTTTCAAAATAATTTTTCCTGTTCAATTTGTATAAAGTTCCATGTGCTTGGAGAGTTGTAGGACTCAATCCTAGATCTCATAATGTAAGCTCTTGACTCTTTTGTTGGTGGCAAATAATTACCGTTTTTCCAATTGTTATCAATGTTTACATTCCTACCGATATTGGTGCTATCCGTAGAACTAAATGGGATTTTTGTAAAAATGTCAGGATCTAGCATCCGTAATCCATGCAGTTTGCAAACTGGTCTACCCATTTCATCGCATAGGATTCGCATAGCTGACCCAATTCTTGACCACCATGCGGTTGTCCCTATGTTTGCATACTCTCCAGAGCTACCAATGCAGACACGAACATATGTATTTGCTAGACGTTCTAAGCGTTCCAACGACTCGTGCATATGCCATACTGGGCTTCCAAACCATAAAGGGAATGGGCAGTCTTTTAGTAAAGCATCGTTGTCTTCTTCTGTGCCATCAATGACATCGGGGATGACTGCAAAATCGCAAGCTGGGAATTTTTTTAAATCCAATGCCCAATCATAAAATTGAGTCCAATCCTTCACAGGACTGCCTTGCTTCCAAGCACTAAAAGCACCATTGTCCAATGCAAACGATTGAGATACCTCCAAAGCAACCCCTAATTGAGAATGGTGGGCAAATGAAACAAACGCATGACCAGCTTGGATGGCTTGAGTTGCTACCGTGTTTGGCGTAATTGGTAAACCATGATAATGAATCACAAAATCCCCCTTGTTACCATTTCAATCCGTTTACCGAGCCATTGCATACATGGAACTGCCATTGAGTTACCCATCGCTTTATACCGAAGACTGTCAGGAGATTCGGGCTTCCCTCTCCATGGGATATTTGTATAGTTATCGGGGAATCCTTGGAGTCTTTCGCATTCGACTGGCGTGAGCCTCCTGACCGCCATCTGTTGCATAATCTTTGGGCCTGAAGTGTTTGATCCGCCAACCGCATGAGTAATGGTTGCCGTTATGTCCCCATCAATAGATTGGTTGTAAACATCCACGGCTTGAGCAATAAATGTTTGAGCGTGATGGCTTTGAACAGAGGGTCGGAGTGCTTGAAGAGCTGGCGTTACTTGTAACGGAGTGGCACTAAAGTTATTTGCCTTGGCATCCTCTCGAATCGAATACGCAACCGATGCTTGGTTATCGCCCATCTCCGCCCTCAGAGTGGGGCATAGTTCTTCACTAAAACGGTTGGGATTACCCTCACGCTTGGCAATGCCGGGTTCGAAGCCATAAGCTACGCCTTGAGTTGCGGCTGCATCCAAGGTATACATCACATTCTCCTCGCTCCACCCGCGCCCATTCTGGGCCTTATCTCTGCCTGAAACGTCCTGTAAAGCAATCGGCACATTCCCACCACCAGTCCCCCAGCGAGAAGTTACAGTCTGGCACACATCGCCCATCTCTTTGACTCGTGAGTCGGCTGGGTGGGTTTCATACACCACTAAATCCGTGAACTGTTTATGGTCTCGAGCTTTGACGGTGCTGGCTAACGGATCGGATCCAAATTGAGAATGACTTTGGCGATTGAAAGTCTCTACGTTGCCTCCAACGCTTGACGAAGAAGCGTGGGCAACTCTTTCCCTCTTTTTTCTGCCCTCCTCAGTATTCCCTGACAGGCAATCTTGCTCAAAAAGAACCTTGGATGGAGAGACCCAGTCTCCAAGACATCCGACAACAAAGACTCTTCTGCGTCTTTGGGGGACTCCGAAATATTGAGCGTCAAGCACTCGGTATGCGAACCCATACCCGAGTTCAGCCACCGCCCCGAGGAAGGAACCAAAATCCCGTCCACCGTTTGAACTGAGGACACCTGGGACGTTTTCCCAAACAAACCATTTGGGTTTAAATCGATCAAGAATTCCAGTATAGACAAGGGTGAGGTTTCCTCTTGGGTCTTCAAGTCCTTTCCTAAGTCCTGCGACTGAGAAGGCTTGGCATGGGGTTCCTCCGACCAAAAGTTCAACTGTTCCATTTAGATTCCACTCCTTATATTTTGTGATGTCCCCAAAATTAGGGACGGTTGGATAATGATGACTTAAAACTGCGGATGGGAAGGTCTCGATCTCGGCATAACCAATCGGATCCCAGCCCAAGGGATGCCAAGCGACCGTGGCCGCCTCCACTCCCGAACAAACGGATAAATATTTCATCGTAATTTCCTCATTTTTTCTTTTATTTGTGCTACATCTGGTTCTGCATTGAACTTCTCAATAATGAACTTCCAACCTCTTCTCCTGCCTACACCTAAATACCAACCAGCCAAATACGTAACTCTTTCCTCTGGCGTGTTGACTCTGAACTTTGCCCAAGGATCTTTCTTCATGCTTGAATCCTCGCTTTAGATTTAGTGTATGCAATGATTCGACTTTTGATCCACTGCATGGTTTTCTTAGAGGTTGGTTGCGGTTCTACCCGAATTCCATTTGGATAGACTGCAAACTTCTCTTTATATTTCATGGCAGCCCAACCATCTTTATAACCTTTGAGCTTTCCGTAATACATCAACTCGGCATAGAACTGGCGGTTGTCAATCTGGAGCTTGCGATTGGCTTCTGCAAGTTCTTGGAGTTCGCCCGGCAATGTAAGGATTTGCTTGAGCGGTCTTTCGTAACCGCATTCAACACAAGATTGATGACCAAGCACCCATAACGCCTTGCACCGTGGGCATACAGCTTCTTTCTTCTCTCGCTCGGTTGGTTCTTTCTTAGCCTTCTCAACGGAGCTGTCCAAAGTCTTAACGCCTTCGGTATAAATCCGATCCCAGTCTGGACGAAATCGTAGGAAGTTGCCTGAGTGGTCAAGCCATACCCCAAACTCCTTGCCTTCGTGAGGACGCATAACGCGCCCCATCTGTTGCACATGGGATGAGAATGACTTAGAAAATGGTCTGGCAGATACACCGATCATGACATCGGTTACATCAAATCCTCTGGTCAGGATATCCGTAGCAATTAAACCGTGAATCTCCGTATCAGGTTTGGCAAACTCTTCGATGATCAAACGCTTGTAGTCATCGTCTTCTTTATAAGAGATAGACTCAAATCGATAGCCAGCTTCGGCAAACCCTCTAACCAAATCTCTACCGTGATCCACGCCCGAACAGAATACGATTGTTTTGCGTGGGCCACCAAAGATCTCATGGGTTTTCTTGATCCATTCATTTACGACATCGCCAGTAATTGCCATACCACGCTTGGTTACTTCAGCTTCTTTCCATTCGCCAAATGAATTCTTCTCAGCTCCAGTCATGTCAATTTCTTTAGCCACAAAGACTTTGAGAGGAACTAACCAGCCCTTTTCGACTAAGTCTCCAGTAGGCGTAGCACCGACCACATGGGTATAAATGTCCCCCAAGCCTTTTGTGAAGGGGGTGGCGGTCAATCCAATGACACGGATGTGTGGGTTACGGTTGAGGAACTCAACGGTTTTCTTGCGGACGATATGACACTCATCCAAAATGATAAGGTCGATATCTGGGAATGAATCTCTGCGTTCTAGTGTTTGAGCAGAACAAACTTGGATGCGTTCGGCAGGACGCTCACGCCAATGACCAGCCTGCATAACTCCATGCTCGATGCCATATTTAGAGAGTCTGGCACTGGTCTGATCAACCAAGACAATCCGATCAACAATCATGGCGGCTCTTTTGTATCCCTCAGATACTCGCCTCATGATCTCCATCGCAACTTCGGTCTTTCCAAAGCCTGTCGATGCGTATAACAGTTGTCTAATGTGTCCTTGTTTAAAGCCTTGCTTTAATTGCTCCACCACTTCTTGTTGGTGTGGTCTTAACTCTAACAACTTGTTCTCCTTTACTATCAGGAAACCGCCTGATGTCGGGTGGGTACTCGCTACGTCTGTCAGATATATCGCTAATCGACCGATATTCGCCATTTAGGTACAGCATCCGCTTTCCCCATAACTTATGCAGCTTTTTGGGCTTGTTTCTTCCAGTAATTGACTTGCTTTAACAACTCGGCATTCTTGAGCTGATAAGCATCTCTCGATGCGGTCAAGCCTTTTATCTGTGCTTCTTGGCTCTTGATGGTGGCACGCAATTCATCAATTAATTCTTGTGCAGATTGCTTTTCTTCTTCTGACGCATCCATCGCTTTGACTGCTAACTTCGCTTTGAGTTCTTCGTTCTCCTCCGCAATGGCTTTGAACTCGGTTGCCATTTCTTCAATCTTTTGTTCTTTCTCGTCCACAGGCGGAATCTCTGCTGGCATTCTATCGGCAGACCCAAACATACGACCCATCTTTGATGTGTCCATTTCATACTCAACACCGCCACGAGTTACTTTACGAGTCGTTGGTGATGGAGTATTCATTTCCTTACGGATCTTATCTACGAATGTCGCTGATACGCCACAGACTTCTGCGATCTTGGTATTGTTCCACTCGCTCCATTCAAAGTCTTCCAAAAGAACGAGAACAGATCTGCGTTTATCGGCATTGGTTCTGCGTAATCCATGCTTATCGTTGGCACTAAGGGCAAATAAAATTGCATCTCTGCGTGTGCCATCATGAATTTCGGCTTCAATTTCTGGAAAGGCGGCTTGTTTGTGGGCAAAGAAACGATGCCAGCCGTCTGCTAGGTGGTAGGTTTTGCCATCAAAGAACACCGTAACTGGAGGCATCTTGCCACCTTCACGGATTACTTCGGCATACTCTCGGACGGCATCTTCGTTGATCTTGTCACGAACCTGTAAATCGCCATCTACCTTAATTTTTTCTAATCTAATTTTTTCTATTTTCATTGTTTCCTCACTTTCTATTTTCAATTGATTGATTACTACTTAATACTAGTTATTACCCTTCCTCTTTTGGTGGACGCACCTCGCCTACCTAGTGCGTCCTTCAACTGCTTCCTCCATTGGAGCCACAGCACCCGACAGTCGTTCGTAGAGTCGGCACTATCTTCGCCACCGACATTTGCACTATTACATCTACTTACCCCCAGTAGTGCTTGTATTTATCCCGCTGGTGTAATTGAATCCGTCCAGGATAAACCTACAAAAGAAAAACCCCTTGGAGTTGTTCTAAGGTGAAGTTGTTTAATAAATGGATCTCGGACATTTACTAAACACTCAGAACAACCCGAAGGGGTCTGGTCGAAATCAATTTACTGCTCGGACTTCACTCCGATAAAACAAAATATACCACAAAATAAAAAAAGTGGGCGGCCACGTGAGGAGGATAAACCGCCCAAAACCCAACCAAGGAAACATCAATGAAACAGGAAAATTATACTGTATAAATTAACAGCATGAGTTGCCTATTTTTTAAGCACATCCTCAAACGTTTGGGGATAGACTAGGGTTTACCCTAATACTATTTTGACCATCCCTCCTGTCTCATCTGCCCGTTCTACGGTAATCTTTTTGAAGCACCGATCATTGACTCCTAAGGCTAGAGACATCCCATCTAACCCAGCCTTCATACTGGCTAGAAGGTTATCAAGATCGTAATGTCGTTTGCTGGGTGGGTAAAAGATTAGGTGCAATTCAGTGTATTCATTGGTCGGGATCTTTTGCTCCTTGGTTAGATAGAAACACATCTCCTTATATTCTTTGGTGGCTTTAGCCTTAGTCGCCCAGTGGGATTTGACATTAGGCTTTAGAGGGGCTGGCGGCCAAGGGAATATAAGCATTAGGGTTTCCTATTAAAAAATATTTTGCAACACTTGAAAGACAATGTGTACAATCTATTGTATAGTAATAAAAAAAGGAGGATCTCGATGAAACATTTATTGCTACTGCTCAGTGTAATGCCTGGAATAGTTCTTGCGCAACAACGCTGGGAAAATGACCCCAACAATTGGAAAAATAGCCCTCAGAACTGGGAGAACTCGTCTCAGAACTGGCGAAATAGCCCACAGAATTGGGAAAACAGCTCTCAGAATTACTACTCAAATAACGGAATCTATAACGAGCGTGGTGATCGCATCGGCTACGAAACCAGAGGAGCTGTTCGTAACTTCTATGACAACGAAGGTAATCGTAGGGGATACAGATGATTATTACCAATAAATATGGGCTTCCACAGACATTTGTGAATGTCGTAGAACGCCCTACCTATACCAAGGGAAAAGCTCATATGTCGGTTACGGAGCTGTTAAACAGCCCTCAGATCGTACAGTTAAAGGCTAAGTATTCCGACAAGATTGAGGTTGATGTAACCGATATGATTTGGGCAGTATTTGGCACGGCAGTCCACCATGTCTTGGAACAAGGCAAAGACCCTAACCATATCGTAGAGCAACGGCTTCATGCGGATATGGATGGCTGGCATATCTCAGGAGCGATTGATCTTCAGATCGTCCACGAAGACGGCATCGAGGTCAATGACTACAAGACGGTCGGAGCTTGGGCGGTCATGAATGAGAAGAAAGAATGGGAGCAACAGCTCAACATTTACGCATGGCTTGTGGAGACGGTCAAAAAGATCCCTGTGAATAAGCTCAAGATTATTGCCATTATCAGAGACTGGAGTGCTAGAGACGCTGAGACACGGGAAGGATATCCTGAGAAACAGGTAGCCACCTTGGACATCAAGCTCTGGTCTATGGAAGAGCGGGAAGCCTTTATTAAGGAGCGTATTCACCTCCATAGCGAAGCCCTGTTTGCGAATGATACGAATGAAGACCTACCACCCTGTACGCCAGAGGAGTGCTGGGAGAAGCCTACGACTTATGCGGTCAAGAAAGAGGGCGGTGTCCGTGCGAAGTCCGTACATACCACGAAAGAGGATGCTGAATTGGCACTAGAAAGTGCTGGTAAGGGATACCTATTGGAGGTTCGGGCTGGCGAAAGAACTCGCTGTGCCAAGTTCTGTCAGGTGGCTCCGTGGTGCAAACAGTACAAAGATTATTTGGATGGGCAAGCAAAATGAACGCATACGAATTAGCAGATGAATTGCAAGACTTACATGGTCTTTATTGTGAAGATGCCGCTAATATGCTTCGCCAACAAGCAGACCGCATATCGGAGTTGGAAAAAGAAACTCATTCAATTAACTACACTTGCCCTAACTGTGAAACTCATGTTGAGTTGTTTTATAAAACACCACAAATAAAAGAGTTAAGTGATGAGGAAATATACAAATTAGCGGAATATCATGGACTAAATGATTGGCTATATGAAACAAGTGTTCCTGATTTTGCTAAAGCAATATTAAAGAAAGCGAGTGAGAAATGATAGATGCTAACTACTACAACAACGGAAAAATCAAGATTGGATCTGAGCATTATTTAAATCCGCTCAGGAAAAAATACATCGAAGAGGATCCCGATATGTTGGAGATTCAGAAGTATTTAATTCACGATCCATCTGTATTGAACCGACAGTATTGGATTCAAAAGATTCTATTGTCGTTTAGTTTTTTTGTCTTATTAATCGTCTGTATCAAGGGGATGTCATGAGTGCAAACGATATACAAGTTGGCGGTAGCCATTACACCAAGCAGGGAATCCAGACTTGGGACTATATTGCGGCCAATGAAATTGGTTATTTTGAAGGTAATGTAATTAAGTATGTATCACGGTGGAAGCAAAAAGGTGGCATAGAGGATCTACGGAAAGCACAGCACTACCTTAGTAAATTAATTGAACTAAATATAAAGGAATAGCATGGAAACATCACAGGAATTGACCTTGAAATTTATGTTGGCTTTGTCATCCAACCCATCATATGCCGACCCTCAGAAAGATATTTCTGAAGAAGCTTGGAAGATTTACACAATGGCAAAAACTTTAACTCACCTTTATTTAGAGAAAATAGCATGAGCGTATATAAAAAACTACAACAAGCCCGTATTGCCCTACAAGGAAAGAAACTCACCAAGTCTGGTAAGAATAAGTTTGCTGGATACGATTACTTTGAGCTGGGAGACTTTCTGCCAACCATCCAAACGATCTGTAACGATGTTGGTTTGTGTGGGGTTGTATCGTTTAACCACGAAATGGCTTTCTTGCAGATCAACGATGTCGAGGACGGTACATCCATTATGTTTACCTCACCGATGAGTTCGGCTGCCTTAAAAGGTTGCCATGATGTTCAAAACTTGGGTGCGGTGCAGACCTACCTGCGTAGGTATCTATGGACTAATGCCTTTGAGATCGTAGAGCATGACGCATTGGATGCCACTTTGGGTAAAGACGAACCAACTAGGAAGCCTGAGCCAAAGCCAATCGTTGAGGCTAAACCAGTAGCCAAGCCCAAGCCAACCAATGGCCCATGGCAGATTTCCTTAGCCGACAACGAAGATATCGGGGCGTGGATGGATACTCTTGGAGCTGGATGCGATGCTCTCTTACAGTTGGCAACCAGCGTGGACGATGTCGCCACTATCTTCAAAACCAATCGATCCATATTTGACAAGGCAAAGTCTCTTGATGAGACCGCTTACTCAAAGATCATGGAAAAGTTTTCTTCAACCAAAAAATCATTAATAAAGGCATAGCATGGAATATTTAAATACTGGTGGTTTATTCGTCTCTCCTGTTCGTAAGACAGACAAATCCCCTGACTACTTTGGCTCTATCAAGGTGGATCGCTCCTACCTCAAGTTCCTAATGGAGCAACACGATGGGGACGGCATTGAGATTAAGTTGGGTGGCTGGAAAAAGGAATCTCCTAAGACTGGCAATCGGTTTATCTCTTTAGCGGTGGATACCTATGTCAAGAAAGAAGAATCTAAGCCAGCTCCTAACGATAAGGACGAGTGGGAAATCTGATGGAAACCAGTCAATTTGAAGCTAAGAAAATAGCCTTGAAGCAGACGAAAGATGGTCATGTGTTAAACCTTGCCATCCATCCAGACGAGATCCCAGAGGAGATTCTCAGAGACTTTGTAGGGGCGCGGTATATGGTGGTCATGGTTAGACTAGCTGATACCGAAGTCCCTATGGTCAGGGCTGAGGAATACGCTGGTGCCAGGCTAGTCAAACAGGCTGGTATGTTATGCCGGGATGCTAAGTTCTGGGATTTTTTACACGATCAAAGCTACATTTTTGAGCGTAAAGAAGAGGTTGCAGTGGATTGGCTATGTAGTTATCTAAATGTTGCGTCCAGAGCTGAACTCAAGACAAACGAAAAGGCGCAATATCTTTTTGAACAATTAACTGAAGAGTATAAAAAATGGAAAAACTAATACCCTATTCGCTGTATCTTCCAGAGGCACACATCAAGAAGCTCAAGTCGATGGCGAAGCAACGCAAAGCATCTAGCTTTATTCGTGATGCGTTGATCATGGCATTGGATAAGACCGATGAGTATTCCAGCGGTTATAACAAGGGCTTAAAGGATGCCTGCGGGATTATTAAAGACAATCCAGAGGCTGGTTTGATATCTATCCGTGGCAAAACATTGTCCGATATTTTGACCAAACAGATTGAAATCTTGAGACACGAACCAAAATGCCAAAAATGAACCAAGAAACCGTTCTACGGCTCGTCCGTGAAATTGAGAAAGTATTGGTTGAGGAGGAGGCTGAGTATGTCAACTCCTTTGCGGCTGCGTTATATGTAGCCTGTGTATCAGCCAATAACATGGGTATGAGCAAGAAGATCTTTTTAGCTAATTGCGAAACCTTATTTGACCATGACAAAAAAGAACAAATGAAAGAACTCCAATGACCGATCAGGATAAGGAATATCTAGAGGCGTTATATGCTGGGTTTGCAATGATTGGTTTCATCGTAAACGGAGATTATTCTCCAGAAGAGATCCCAAGCCGTTCTAAAGCCATAGCTAAACAGATGATGCAGGAGCCATTGGAGGGTGGAATTGTTGCAATTAAAAGGAAAACTAGAAAATGAAAGAACCCATTCCGTTTGCGGGATATGTAGAAGTCGATGAGGCAGAAAAGAAGTATTGCTCTTCTTGTATGAACTATAAGTCTTTTGAGAAAGGCAAGATTGTTCAGACCGCCAATAGAAAAATTAAAAGATTTAAATGCTTTGAGTGTTTAGAAAAAGCCAGTACCCGTAAATACGCAAGCTCAAGAAAGAACTGATATGAACCCTACTTTTATCTCTAAATCAATAGATGGCATGATGGCAAAGGCTAATGAATGCTTTCCAATCGGGCCTAAGGCATCATCCAAGCGGGATTGGTTGAAGGACAAAGAACTCTACCTTGGTGATGTGAGCGGGGTTGAGAGGGTGCTAACGCCAGTCATTATTGATACGGATATGTATAAACGAGTCTTTTTAATGGACGCTATTACGGGTACTTTATTTAAGATTCAGGGAGGTAAATGCCTGACTTCGGATCAACTCCATTTAAAACGATTTGCCAAGCCTGATAACCTTGAAAATAGACTGATGAAGGTTAAAGGTTATGCGTCCAGTGGAGACGAATGATGAGGGAAATTAGCCAACGATTTTGGGATGCAATGATTATTAAAGCTTGGCAAGACTTTAAAAATTGTGGGCATTTATATTATTGGAGCATTGACGAGTTTGGCAAACCACCACTTGAGCTTGGATTAAAAAGAACTAAAAATATGTGGAATAAAGAGGGTGTTCGGGTCTGGGTGGCTACTTATATGCCAATCCTAAGTGATAAGTTATTCGCATTACCGAAAGAACGCCATGTTGAGCTGTTAGATTGGTTAGCTAAGAGCAAAGAAGATTCGCTGACTTCCAAAGGGTCTCGATCGCACAAATATTACGACCACGCTAGAAATGCACACAGAATTGCAGATCGAAGAGCAACCCAAAAAAATTGGTCAGATGATCGAGAGAAGAGTTTAAACCGCAATAATCAATGGACAGTTGTTAAATAATTTGAGGAGAAAATTACTGTGAAGAACCTTGTTGCATTACTTTTGCTTTGCCCGACCATCGCACTGGGTGGGGTAGTTGCCTCTATGCCCAACCAGGCTGGCGGTAAGATTGTTTTGACTGATGAGGCTTGTGTATACCGAGGTAAAAACTATACGAACTTATACAAGTCTTACTTCTATACCACTACTGGAATTACTGGTGATGGGTGCTGGGCTATCGAGGATGGGAGTGAAACTGTCACCGTTATATGGCACGATACTGGGGATACAAAGCGTTATCCAGCGACCAACTTTGACATTAGGAGAAGATAGTGTTTGGAACAATTATTAACTTACTAATTTTATTTGTGGCTACGTTCGCCATCATCATATTCATGGCGGTGTTTGGGTTCTTCTTGTTCATTATGTTTGCCTGTGTCTATATTGGGTGGGAGCATATTAAAGGTATGCCGATACCCGCTATATGGGAGAAGATTAAGAAATGAACGCATACGAATTAGCAGATGAATTAGAAAACTATGTTTGGATGAACCCAAATAACAATCGTGATTACTGCAAGGAAGTTAAAGATATGCTACGTCAACAAGCAGACCGCATAGAAAGAAAACAAGAGTTGATAAGAGAACAGACCGCTTTACTTGTCAAACAAAACAACCGCATAGCGGAGTTGTCAAAAAATGTTGATGAACTGGAAGAAGAATTGCTAAAAACACCACAAATAAAAGAGTTAAGTGATGTTGAAATTAGTCTAATTGCCGAAGAATTTACTGGTGCTGATGGTTTGGATGTAGTGGATTTTGGCAGAGCAATACTAAGGAAAGCGAGTGAGAAATGACTCGATATATTCAAAGAACTGACGGAGAAGGATTTGTTGTGCCTTTGGAAGAACTGTATCGACTGGCTTGTTGTGATTGTGGATTAGTCCACGATGTTGTTTGGGTTTACGATAAAAAAACTAATGAACTTGCTATGGCTGTGCAAAGAAACAACAGGGCTACGGCACAACGAAGAAGAAAATTAAAGAAAGCGAGTGAGAAATGAACGCATCACCCCCACATATTGTAGATAGCGGATCTAGTGTTAAAACTTTGGGTGACTACATCGAGCAGGAGTCTCGTGAGACAAAGTTACTGCAACAACTAGAACTGGCGGCTGAAGAAATACGAAAACTTCAGGAAGAAAATAAGAGACTTAAACGAGAAATTGATAATCTCATGGACGGCAGATGTTGACCCATGTATAGAAATAAACAATTACTAGAAATAGTAAGACGCTCTCCCTGCCAGAATTGTGGGAAACAAGACGGCACTATTTGTGCGGCGCACTCAAATCAACTCCGTGATGGCAAGGGTCGATCACTCAAGGCTCACGATTACAGGATTGCTGCGTTGTGTTTCCGATGCCATAGCCAATTAGATCAAGGCTACCAGATGAGCAAGGAAGAACGGGTAGAGCTGTGGGAATCTGCCCACCGCAAAACGATTGCCTGGCTATTTGAGAACGACCACCTAACCGTTACCTAGACTTCCGAATCTCTTCCATCTGTCTAGCAATATCTGACATTAGGATCTTTAGACGATTCATCTCAGCTCGTTTGTCTTCAGTGCTAAGGTCTTTACTGTTCTCAATAATACGGCTTTGTTTCCGTAACTCAGCCAACTGTTTGGTGGCTTTATCGTAGACCTTGGATAGGGCAATCTTATCGCCCTTCTCTTCTAGAATCTTGGTCACCTTCTCCATATCGCCCAACTCGGCATAATGGCGCATATCTGCTAAGGCAGACTGTAGTTTGGCGTTATTCTCGTAGAACTGAGTCATATACTTAGATTGAAGCTCTGGCTCGGTCTTAATGAATCCCATAGCCAAGGTATCAATCACAGGTTTACGAACCCGTGTGCCTTCTTTGAATGGCTCTACCGCCAAGTCTGCGGTGGATACTGCCGTAGCACCCATCCAGCCAAGGTATGCCTTAATAAAGTAATCCATCTGGATTGGCGAAATACCTTGAGCGTCTGGATTAAAGGTCAAGATCTTAGCGGCTCCTTCGGATATGCCACCTAAAGCAACGGCTACACCGCTAGTCTTATTGGTCATACGCTCTTGCTTAGACAGTCTTTCCATACCAGCGGACTCAATCGGCGCCCCGGTAAAGCTGTCTTTATTGGCATAGATGTCAATCAGAGGCTTAATCATCTGTGGCATTGGGTTCAGCGAGAAGGTATCCATCAGGATATGATTTAAGCGTTCTGCAAAGACCTTACCCTCTACGCCTTCGTCAGCCAACTGCTCATAGGTTCTCTCGGCAATCGTTCCCAACGCACCAATCTCAAATGGCTTAGGAATGCGGAATGCCACATCGCCAATCTTGAACCACCAGAAGTTATCCCGATCCCAGCCCTCTCGTCTCTGGAAGTCTTCATCGTCCTTGTAGATTCCATAGAGGAGGATGGAAGCCAGCATAATGGCACTGGACATCGTCATAAAGCGTTGAGCCTTTTGCTTGTCAGACAGGCTGGTTTCTTTACCAGTGGTGGCGTTATAGATTAAACGATAGGTTGGGGTGATACCGTCTCTGCCAAGTTTATAGAGACCCTGTAAACGGGCGTTAAAGAACGGAACCAAAGAAGCGATAATTTTGACCGTTCTAAACTGACCTTGCATCGAGAAGTCCATGAGATCTCTGGCTGCAAAGGAAGCCTCTAGGTGGGATTTACCGCTCTCCCGTAGCTTCTTGTAGAGGGCTAGACGGTTGGCGTTCTCAAATCGATTACCCAATTCATTATAGGAATTTAAGAGGTCTTGGAGCTTTCCTTTAATCTTCTCTGGGGTGTCGAGAATGGTAGCCTCTTTAATACCTTTATCAATTAAACGCTTAATTAAACGAGCCTGATCTCCCTCATGGGCTGTTCCCATTTCAAAGATACCGCCACCAGCCAATGCTGCCATAAAGGTTGGATCGCCTTTGCTGGACATCCGTAAGCCGTTATAGACATTCTCAAACATATTCGGGCCTAGCTCTGACACCGCGGCAGAGGACATCGAATCACGGATTAAGTTGCGGATCTTATAGGCTGGGGATAGGGTGACACCATACCGCAGAGCGTTGGTAAATCCTTTAGCGATATCCAAGAACGCACTCTTTGGGCCTAGATAAGAGATTGTGGAGATAGCATCCACCAGATCTGGGTCTGAAAGAGCATAGTGAACGGTCTTGCCATTCTCCATAAACTTAACAGTATTCGGAGGATACTTGCCATCAACAGGCTTAACCTTCTCCGCGGCTCCCATGGATTCCGCTGACTCAATCGTCTTAGTCGTTGCCTGATTCTTCATCGAGGCGGACAAGATGTGCGACCAGTTCAGAAGCACATTCTCCATGAGGTCATTAACCTTCTTCTCCCCACCCTTTAGGGCTTTGGAGAAGTACTGACCAGTTAGCTTAGATGAGGCGTTGACCGCATCTACGCTACCGTCTTCCATCTGTTTATAGAATGGGATGTAGTAAATGTCGTTTGAGAACACCTGATAGGCGGCGTTATCAATTAAGCCTGTCTCCCGCGCCACATCCAAGACGGACTTGTTCAGCTCGTTCTCCTCCTGTAAAGCCTTCTCATAGACTTCTTTACGGGATTTACCGTTTAACTTGCCTTGGATTAGCTTATCTCTTAACTGAATGGTAGCGTCATCAAATGACCGCTTATCAGGAGGCATCCGTGCATCACGGTTCAGAGCCTTCCACATCTGATATTGATCCACCTCAGTGCCTAATGGCTCAAGGATCTCTAACAATCCCTTCGTTCCAGGGCGAATGTCTAAAGCTCCGTCTTTCAAATAGACCTGACCGTGTTCTAGGAGACCCTGTAATCCGCCATCGATGGACTTCGATAGACGAGCCATCATATAGCCTTCGGTGGTGTATTTCTTAATTGCCCGGAATTCGTCAAAGACACCCGTAATAAACCGCTCAAAGAAGTTGTCTTTTAGGTTCTCAAACTTCTGAGATACGGTAGCTTCTTCTTGAACAAACTGTTTACGCAATAAATTCTTTTCATCGTCACTCAGTCCTTCAAAAGTACCTTTCATTTCCTTTTGGAACAATGTTCCTTGACCAGATGCCCCCTGTTTACCAGTAGGTTTCTGACCAAAACTATATCCTCTAGATATAATCCGATCACCAATCACATCGATATCTTCGCTAAGAACAGACTCAGAAGTCCTGATCAGGCGATCTAGGGCGGTTTCATACTCTTTATTGATGCCAAGAATTTCTCTAATTAGTTGCACTAACTTAGTAAATGCGGTCTTTTCGCCAACTTTAATTTGGCTCAAGAATTCCTGCATATCTTTATCGGTTAATCCCCAAGAAACTAACTCATCAATATTGCGTAAGGCATTGATTTCTTGGTTATATATCCGTTGCATAAACGGAGTAAGGTCTTTTTTTGCGGCTCTTTCGTTGTAATATTTGACAACTTGATTTCGTAAATTATTTAATTCAACAACTAATGGATCGTTCTTAGACTCCATAAATAGTTGGCCACTGGTGGCTACGTGTAACAACTCATGCAAGATGGTTGTGTAGTTCATGCCAGACGGATAGCCAAGTTGATTATCTAATACAGCCGCACCATTTAGATTTAACTCTATGTTGGCTGGCGTGTTGGCAGAATAATCAAAATTTACAGAACCCTTAGCGTTTTGCATCCAGACTTTTCTAGTATTGCCAGAGTGAATGACAAAACTTAACTTAATGCCACGGGCTTCAAGCTCTTTGATACGTTTGTTAACCATTTTGGCAATTGCTTTGGCAAACCTATTAGGCGCGTTTGTGACAGACCAGTCGGATACCTCGGCAATTGTTTTGCCAGTTAATTCTTGTTCAAGTTTTTGTTCTGCTTTAGAAATCTTAGATGGTTTGCCACCTTCACGAGACTCTAAAGTCCCTTTGCCTTCAGGAGGGATATATTTTGCAAATAAAGCTTTTTGAGCTTCGATTGTTTTTGCTTTATCGCTTAGTTTGCTAAATGCACGAATTTCAGCAAGTAACGCATTTCCTTTGGGCAATAAATGCAGTCTGCCATCTGGATCCTGTTTTACTAAATCATTAGCAATTAATGTATCAATGGCTGCTTGTGAAGTAATATTTAAATTTGGTATCGCATCCATCATCGCAGTATTAATACCTTCGCTGTATTCATACAACGGTATTTCTTCTGTTGTAGTGGTAGCTGTTGGTGGCTTTACTTCTTCTGATGGAGCTTCTTCCTCTACTTCTTTAGGAGGTGCTGGCGGTTTCTCTTCTGTTGTTTTTTCACCACGAAACTCTTCCGCTATCGCCTCTTCTGGAGCGCCCTTTAATTCATTTTCTAGATATTCAATGTTGTTTTGAATGGACTCCAAATCAGCCATTACACGGACATTATTTGGCGTAGGTACAAATCCACCATCTAACGATGTACGAATCAGATCTCTAAAGTCCTGAACACCACCGTCTGGTTGTGTAATGTCAATATCTGCTACGCTTAGGATGTCTTGCTCGAGGGCAATCTTCAGTAAGTCATCAAGATAGAAGCCACCACGCCTAAATAAACGATTAGGCACTCGCTTATCAACACCAATGTCTGCCCTCTCAGAAGGATCAATACCAAAGCCCATGAGCCATTTCTTGAACTCATCAGGTTCTTTCATGAGCTTTTCTTTACGCTTGTAAAGATCCAAGATCTCTACTTGGGTAGGATTAGGGTTTACCAGAACATCTTCGGTCAGCTCACGCTCGCCACCTTTGTATTTGGCAAAGCGTTTATTACCTCGCTTAACGATATTGCCGTAGTGGGATTGAATGTTTCCTGCTGGATCAATAAACACAAACTGTTCTTGCCCAGCCTCTTTGCCCTCTTCAATCGGTGGGTTGAGGATGTCGTATACATACTGAGGCGTTAAGAACTCAGCACGGTTTAGATAAGTATCGATATTGTCTTTAACACGCTGGCTTTTAGACTGTTCTTTAAACGCCATTAATTTGGCACGGACTCGGTCTGCATTCTCAGGAACGGATAAGTCGGCATTAACAACTTCGGCATCTTGATAAATAGACGCTACTGGGTTAATTCCAAGGTTCTTTAAGACTTCAGGAGAGACCACAGTATTGAACGCAGACAAGGCGGCCTTATCCACATCTCTGGCCTGCATGAATTGATCGTACTCATCGTAGATCTTTTTGATCTCTGGGCGATTCTTAAAGCCCTCAACCATACGGTCACGAATAGCCTTAGCGTCCGCCTCCGGGGTGGTCGTTGCCTCAGTAATCTCAGTAGCCGTTTCCGATACAGGCAATGGCTGGAACTCAGGTCTTGCCAGATAGTCTTCTATATTCTTACGGATGGTGGGGTTGGCTTTTGGATACTTCTTTAGATAATCTTCAAGGGCTTCCTTAACCTTGGCTGCTTCCTCTGGTTTTGCAATATCCGCGCCCAATACATCTTTGTTTTTATACAGATTAGCTTTGGGGGAGATGCCAAAAGAACGGATGCGATCCGCATCAAAGGTCATGTCCTTAATTTGCTCTGGACTGCGAATGCCGTATTTCTCTCTAAAACCTTTTTCGGATAGCTCAGAAGTAGCCGTAGGAGCGAATTGATTACGCTCACTTGGGAATATCGTAGTGCCGTCAGGATTGACAATAATCGGGGTATAGACTCCGCTACCCTCTACGGTGGGGTCATAGCCAATCGCCAGATTGACTGTCTGAGGCTGTAGGGTTTCAGCTGCCTTCCGCTTGGCTTCTTCTAGTTGAGCTTTGGCTTTCTCTAATTCAACCGCATTCGCCTTATTTACGAAGCTGGCTGGAAGACCAAATAAAGCACCGCCAACCGCTCCAAGACCTGCTGCTGCTCCTACACCCTTAAAGACATCCGTTTCGGGTGCTACGCCCTGTAATTGAATGTTGGAGACTAATTGACCGCCACCCTCTTCTACGGCTTCGCTAAGGGTCTCGCCCAAGGTTCCACGGATAATCCCTGTCTTGGGAACTCCAGCCATACCACGGGTTAACGCCCGTTCTATCGTAGCACCAGCTCCATAAGATGTTCCAAGCGTAATCGCGGCGGCTTGAACGGCTGCCATACGACCACGAGACAAAGCCTCTCTAGTGGCGGTTTGCTCATCCACACCCTGACTGATTAACTCGTTATAAACATTCTCGTAGGTGGCTGTACCAATGTCAGCACCTTGCATGGTAGCACCAGTGCCGATTGCTCCACGAACACCCGCTTTAGCAAATACGTCATCGGTGGCGTTTTTCATGGCTACTTTGACTACGCCACGAGTCAGTAAACCACCACCCATCGTACCGATTAGGTTGGGGACTTGTTCAAAAATAAATGATCCAAGCAACGATGGATCTTTGAGGGTCGCTCCAATGGCTGTCCCTGCTTCGTCTAAAAGACCTTCTGCTTGTGCAATCTGCTGACTGCGCGCGGCTTCTTTAGCTCGTAGAACTGGGGACTTTGCTTGCTCGGCAAATGTTTCGAGTCGTTTGCCCGCCCCTTGTAAACCAGTGGTTTCGTCTACTTTTCTTGTAACCAGTCCCGCTACCTGCCCCGGAACCTGAAGCAAAGAACCAACGCCCACGCCAAGACTGGCTGCTACATCTTTGGCTGCCTCGCCCCATGTTCTTTTCTCTCCTAACGCTAACTCAGGGTACGCTTTTAATATTTGTGCCTTAGCCGCAGATGGATCTAAATCATCTGGGATGTCACCAACTATCGTACCATCTGGTAACTGAATTTCGTAAGGCATTGATTACCTTGGGATTGATGAGAAGCTAATTCTATTTGGTTGACGGGCTTGATTTGCTGAAATATTAGCATCTCTAGCCAGTCTTTGATAGATAGGATCATTCCTTTTTGCATTTTCGTATGCTTCAATTTGTTTAGGCGTTGGGGTAACACCTTCCATAAAGAAGCCTTTACGCAACTTGGTATCGTAAGCCGATAAATTATCAATCGCCCGCTCTGACTCTAATGCTCTTTGGACTTGATTGCGCCTTCTAATCTCTTCTCCATAATACAGAGCTTCAGTTTCAGATTTATTCAGGGCATTCAATTCAGCGGCTCTTCTGGCTTTAGATGCGGCCAGAGCCTCTACGCCCTTAGCACCACCAGCACCAATATTGGCAAACGCATAGGGCGATGTGCCTCCCATCATTCCCAATCCAGCGGCTAGTAACGCCAAATTACGATCTTCGGCTGCACTCTTTTTAATGGCCTCTCTATCTGCGGCTCGTTGGGCCAATAGTTCAGCGAAAATGTCTCGCTCAGGTTGTGCGGGTTCTCTAGTAAATCGAGCTATTTCTTCCTCGGTTAACGCAGGAGCAGCTGGAGCCGCTGGTTTAGCAGGTTCTTTTTTAGCGGATTCAGTTTTCTTTGAGGGTCGACTATATCCACTAAATAATGTTTGACCAGTAGCTGGATCAATGACATCGCTGAGATCTGGAACGATTGGAACACCAATGTCGGTATAAGGGTCATCAAATCCACCCATAGTGCTACCGCCATACTGGAAGTGCTTTACTTCTCCTCCAGATGCTAATCCAACCATGTAGTTTCTAGTTTCCCGTGGGAGCGTACCAAGACCACCTTCAGATTTGAGGGCGCGGTCTACTCTGCCTGGGCCTGCGTTGTACGCTGCGGCGGCTAATACGGGATCTTGGTATTTGGCATACATCTTCTTCAAATACGAAATACCACCTTGGATATTCTGCATAGGATCTAAAGGATCTACGCCTAATTCTTTGGCTGTCTTAGGCATTAGTTGCATAACGCCTAACGCACCAGCCTTCGATCGAGCATTCTCAGGGTCTTTTAAGTTCCCTGTTTCTTTGTACAGTACATGGACGGCTAAATTAGGATCAACTCCTTGACGAGTAGCCTCTTTAATCACCATGTCTTCGTATTTATGGTTACCCCTTCTTTGAATCTCAGCGGTCTCTGATACGGTAGCTGGCTGTGTGGCAGCCTTGGCACGCTCATAAGACTGTGGAATCATGGATGCCACTTGGCTAGGAATACTTGGGATTTTAGAAAGCATGGCGTACAACTGATCCACGGGCATACCAAACGATGCCATACGAGATTTACGGATACGCTCTTCGGTGTCGTCATCTTCTACATCGCCACCTTCGTCAAACGCAATAATTCCACCACCAGCATATTCACGCTCTGGTACTGGTAGTTGAGCCACACCCATATTTTCCATTTCTGGTTGTTCAGCCATCGCATTGGCGGTCATCAACTGCTCCATCACCGTAGGGGGTGTCTGTCCTGCGGTCTGTAAAGCCTGCATACGGGCTACCGCATCAGCCATTTCTGCCTTACGCCCAAGGATGGGTGCAAGCATATCTTCACGGATCTGACCCCTCTGAGCCATCTGCATAATCATGACTTGTGGGAGTTTTGCTAAGTCGTCAATCGACTCAGTCTGCTGTTTAAGTGCGCCTAATATGCTCATTATCGATTCCCAAACATATTGTAAAGACCAAGACCCGTTAATCCCATACCAGCTAATTGACTTGCAAAGCTTGGCGGAGGTGTAGTCTGAGCGCCAGAAGTTGCGGTCTGTGTAAGCGGTACACCACGAGCCAAGTTGCTCATGGTCTCAATGCTGGTTAATGGATAGTTAAGTTTAGCCATCAAATCTTGATACTGGGCATCTAACTGCTGTTGCTGGATACCACGCTGTAGATCACCATATGCACCCTGAGTCTTCAAGCGGTCAATATCAGAGGCTTGCTGGGCAGTACCTAACTGACCATAAGTTTGACCCAAAGCGCCGTAAGTCTGTCCCAAAGCACCATAACCCTGAGCCGCAGCCAACTGTGCTTTTTGTGCCGCATCAAAGGCATTCTGCATACCCGTAGCTTGGATGTTACCTAGCTTAGTCTGGAGGTTACGCTCTTGCTCAGTCTGAGATAGTAACTGTCTAGCACCACCATAAGTGCCTTGACGCGCCGCAGCAAGATTACCAGCCAACAAACCTTTCTGCGCATCACGCAGAGCTTCTGCTTTATTAACGTCAATAACATTCTGTACGTACGGCGACATATAGGCTTGAGTCTGCTCAGGGCTAAGCAAAGAACCCAAAGCGCCAAGTCCTAAAGCCGTAGAACCTACACCTAACTGAGCCGCACTTGTACCAGCACCAAACTGTGTAGGAGTAGCCATCGCTCCTAACTGCTGACCTACTTGCTGCTGCATTGGGGCTAAACCTGCAACGCGCCCTGCCCCTGCTAAACCTGCTTGTTGTAGTGGAGTGCCGTAAGTAGTAGCGTAGTCTTTAGATAATATAGTCTGCGCAGTAGGAAGCACCCCGCCAGGTCCCGTAATATACGGGCGCAAGACCTCTGGGACGTCTGTTAGGGCTGTTGATATTGAGGTAGATGTTGGCATATTGATCCTTTACGCAGGCATGAATTTGCGTGGGTTAACTTGTTTGCCCTGCTTTTTAGTACCAGTCCGAGCTGTACGTATTCTGTCCATCATGGAATATAACTGTTTTGCACCAGCCTTGGAAGAGCCGTTACCTAAATGACTAACTACATCAGCAGGAATGACGAACTCTCCATCTGCTAGACGGGCTGGTTGTTTATTATTAATTGTGGCGACAATAGAGTCGCTCATACCATCACCGCCGCCAGACAAGAAGCGTGGTTGTCCCCCCGCTGCATAACCTAAACCAAACAAACCTTTTTGTAGATTGCCTTGGTCCATACCCATAGCGGTATAGTCTCCACCTAATTCGTCATCTACTGATCCACCATATGCATATAAATTCGTCGGGGTGCGGGCATATAAGTTCGACTCTTCAGGAGTTCTTCCGTAATATGTTTCACCCACAGTGGTACTGCGGTCTGGGTTAGGATTAAATGGGCTTTGTCTTACGACATCTGCCGCATAGTCCCGCTGGCGGTTAATATCTGCCAATGCTTGGTCATAATCTGCCTGAGCAATCTGTTGGGCAGCTAATTGTTCTTTAAGGTATTTCTCTTGTTCGTCAAGAGCCATCAAACCTGTAGCGCCGTAGAGAGTAGCACCAGCTGCTGTTATAGGATTAATGCCTGTCGCCGTAGTAGCAGCTTTAGCAGCAGCAGGGTCAGTTAAGAGGTTTTTAATCCCAGAACCAATATCCGAAACATTCTTTGCATAGCTACTACCGAAGTCAGTATAGGTAGAAGGTGTAGTGGCTTTATCAACTAGGTTAACAATACCGTCTTTTGCGCTTACCCCTGCATCATAAATATTGCTTGGGATGTCACTTATCCTCGACCCAATTTGGCGCGCCGCATCTGCAAAATTACCACTCATCACTTGCTGACCCACCGATGGGAAACTAGATGCTCCTGGGCCACCTAACTGCTGTAACACTTCAGGCGCCGCACTAGGTATATTAGATGCAACAGGCGCTCCTGGACCTGCTAATTGTTGTAAAACTTCAGGTGCTGCTTCCGAAGTAGGTAACTTAGCCATTGTGCTTGTATCCGCCCCACCTGCAGCCGCTGCGTAATCAGCAAATTTAGACGCACCATAAGCCATAGCGCCGCCCATCACAGCACCTTGCAAGTTGAAACTACGACCTGGGCGTAACACACCAGAACCTGTTAAGGCTCCTAGACCTGTCATAGCTGCTGTTTTGCTAAGACCTAAAGCGGCGAACTGTCCACCTGGAATCATAGAAGCAGCAATAGTACCTATAGTACCCCACCCCCCTGGGATGGCATTTCCTACGGCTTTATCTAGACTAGCTAAACCACGACTAACAGGCTGAACAACTGCTTTTTCTAAAGGCTGAAATATTTGGGTGCCAATGTTCTGGGCTTCTTTAACCCCAGGAATTTGTTGGGTTATTTTACCAACGGCACTGCCTGGATTTAATGGGTTTAATTGACCAATACCTCTTTGTATTGGCTGAGTAATTGATCTTACAACCTTGCCCATTACATTACTCCTTGCAAGTTAACCATAAATTGGTATTGCTCTTTATCAGAAGGAAGCACATCTAGTCCAATCATTCCAAGAATACGTTCCATATTAGCGTCACCAAAGTCATATATGTACATCACCCTGATCCCGCTTTTAATCATTTCATTAATAAAATGCTGCACTGCACTAACTACTTTGTGCGCTTCTTCAACAGTATAAAAATGCGCTTCTACCGCACCATCATCAATCTTGGTTAAAAACAACAAAGAATTGTCTTTTTGAATTAGTAAAGAATTACCTTCATCAAGACGTTGCTCTAGCGCAGCAATTACGTTTTCGTACCCGTCTTCCAGCGAAGTAGGGTCGTTCATAATAATCTGCGTAGGAGTCATCTGTTGCATAACCATTTTCGCTGAATTTGAGGTCAAGTTTATCATTTTATTGCGTTAAGTCATAGAAAGAAATGGATCCAACACCGTCTCCAGTAGTGGCTCCAGATATGGTTCTGACACCCAAAGTGTAAATATCACTGACCCCTGCCAAAGAAGCACCAAGTTGGGTATCCCAGTTAAATCCTGTTGGGGCTAAAGTAGAAGACTGCCCACCACCACCTGAACTAGAAATATAGCCAGTCTGCACAATTGTCCCTGCCGTAGCAATAGCCGTAGCTGCAACGTCAAACTCCACATTCGCATCCGAAGACACAGCACTCCATGAAGCGCCCGTCAAGACAGGGTTTTTAATTAACGCAATCTCATAGTTCTGTAGGGTTGTGGGTTGAAATTGAACCCGATTAGGTATCACCACAGCACCTAAAGCGCTTGAAGCCAGCCTGATAGAAACCACTGGAAGGAAGTTTGCTGCCGTATTAATAGTGCCAAGTACCGTTGTGCGTCTAGCCACATGGTCAATCGAGGTCTGTTCATAACCTCCAGAGGAGTAAACACTAGAGCAGATCTGTTTCATAGACGAGCTTGAAGCCGTACCAGCCGTATTGCTAATCTCATAGCGGACAGGCAAGATAGCCGTGGTCATATAGACCGAAGTGTTTACGTTGTCATTATGGAAGGTATGGCAGATAACAAACTTGCCATCTTCAAAGAACCCACATCGCACATCCCCTACCCCTAGCCACTCAAAATCAATCGCTAGAATCTGGGTTTTAGTTACATCAAGCACCCGACCAGTCGGTCCAGTACCGTCTAACTTATCCCCGTTCCAGTTGGCTTGGGTAATCACCGTGTCTACAGGCGCACCGCTGGTATAAGTCCTCAGAACAAAAGCTAAAGTCGTATCGTTTTGCTGGAAGAACACACCGTTTTGGGTATTAAAGTAACCTACCCGCTGACGCAATCCAGTCTTACCAGCGTTCATAGCAAATGTAGCCAATAGTCCAAGACCCTTACCTGGCTGGTATGGCATGGTTCGATAAGTCTGGCGAACTACCTCAGAGCCACTGCTCGTTGTAACGCTTAATTGAACGCTGGACTCGTTAGGCAAATAGGTAGTAGACCCCCCAGTAGCCGTGCTGGTGTCAAACTGATTGTCAATCGCAAAACGGTTCTGACTGTCAAATAGCGTATAGGGAGACGCTACCACTAGACGATTAAAAGCATCTACGTTAGTAGGCGGGAAAGTGACGTAGGTTGGGTCAGTTATTGTTCCACTCATGTTTATACAGTTACTTAGTTCCGCCAAATAGTTATCAAGCCGATTAAAGTAGAGGCGCAGGGCATACTGAAATTGGTCTTGTTGTCGTTGGTCATAGTCTGGTGGCGCTAAAGGTAGTGCGGGCGCCTTTATGTTGTATGGTACGCAATCCATTAACGTCTTCCATCTGGTCTACCGTCTAAACGAGGACTACCTAACTGCCACTGGACATCTAAGTCCGTGGACTCAATCTCAATCGCCATCTGCCTAGCCCTAGCCCGCATAAAGATCTGCTCGGTATAGATGTCTACCGAGGTTTCAATAACCTGCTGGGATTCCGTGTTGGTATAAGCACTTCCAGGGAAATTGCGGGGTTTGATATACATTGTCACGGCTGGGTTATTAGCCGTAGAGCCAGTAAAGCTGACATCAGGAATTATCCGCTTGGTCAAAATAAGTTGATCCCCATCCACAAGGTCGAAGTCCGAAGACGCAATAAAGGAAGTCATCGGCAACAAGTCATCGTTTGTGCCACGCTCGTGGTCATAAATATAGTAGCCACCGATAGCCTGAGGGTATTCCCTTAGTGAGGAGTCGTTCCATGCTGTACGGGAGATAGTACCGTAGTACCAGATTCTCTCTAGGTGGTTGTAAACCACATAGGCATTATTGACTGTACTTCCTGCGGTTGGATAGAACCACCAAATCTCATTCCAGCCTTCGTTCGTGCCGCACACAATCTGGTCGGCTTGCTCGTAATTCAGGTTCGTAAACACATGGTTTCTTAGGGTAGATGGAAGCGTTTCTACCCGTCCAGAGTAGGCATAGAACTTATCATGCCCCATCCAGTAAGCCGTGTTATTAACTACCGCAACGCAACGTGGGCTAAGGATTGAGATATTGTCCGCAAGTTCTTGGATACCAAACACATCTGCCGTGCCTAGATACTGTAAAGAACTAAGGGTTCCCTCGGTGTAGACCAGCACCTCTTGACGGGTTGCCACGGCACAAACAATCTGAGAACCACGAGAAACCCGCAAGAATCCTGCTGAATTAGTGACTAGCGGTGTCCAGACATTAGGTTGATCCTGAGTCGCCCAGCGGATTAACAAGGGGTCAAACTGCCCACCACCATAGGGGGTGCATCCAAAAGCCAACAAGTGCTTGTCGTTTTGAGAGACCAAAATCTGTGTCGCCTCATCTGGCACATCAGACGGCGCAACGCCATTGATGGTAGTAGCCGATAAGAGAGTCGCTCTTGTATTAAACGAACTGTTATATGTCCAGTAATAGATCGCACCGTTGCGGATGTTCATCGCCAAGTCGTTGTCAAAATTACCGAAGAACCAATCCCGCTGAATATCAACCACAGGGGTCAAAGCACCAGAACCCCATCCTAGTCGACTCCAGCCACCAGCACCCCAGCCATAACCAATGGCGGATATGTCGTTACCAATGTTGATTTGGAAGGCTGCCGTAATAGCTGTGCCACCCCCAGTAGCCGTAGACGTAGCTGCCGTGGTGGTCGTAATCTTAAAGTTGTCGGCATCCGTAATGCTGGTGATCTCAAACTCAGCGTTAAACTCCGCCTGTGGGATACCCCCAATGGGACCTACTACCCCACTAAATGTGACAAAGCTACCAGCCGTAGCACCATGTCCAACAATATTGACATTGACCAGATTTAAGCCAATCGTGGTGTCAAAGCAGTTATCGGTTACTGGGGTGTTAAAAGTCGCCCGAAGAGGGGTAATATCCGTTAAAAAGCCACCGCCTTCTAAATAGACTTTCTTGCTGGTGCCAAGCGCTAATAGGTTATCGGAGAAGCTCGTGATCCAATTAAACATCTGCCGACAGATACCCTTGAGGGTAATATCACCGTAGCGTAGCCAGCCACCTAGTTTTTGAGGATAGCCAGAACGAAAGCGAATTTTGTCGCACTCGTAGAAACCACCCTCGTTGGTATAGTTGGTTTGGTCTCGGTTGACCCCTGGTTTGAACTGTAGTTTTTGTAGTGGCATATTAGCTTAAAAATAAGGCACGTTCATCGTTCCTGCGGGTTACTAGACCTTTCAGTACTTTACCCCCAGCCAGTGTATATTTCAAGAACTCTTCCGCAGCACCTTCCATATCCCCACGCAGAACCTTCTGACGGAGGGTTGAGCGCTGTAGTGTTCCAAGCCCAACGTTAAAGCTAAAGCTAACAAGAGCATCGAACTGACCTTGAGTGAGCTTAACGGGACAG